GGGCGTGAAACCGGGCGACGGGCGCACAGAAGCCATGAGGCGACTGAAGCAGACCGGAAGCGTGGATGCAGGCGCCGCTGCGCTAATGCAATTCCTCTAAGGATCAGAAATGACCGTACCCTCGAATACCTTCCAGACGTACCAAGCCATCGGCAACCGTGAAGACCTCACGGACGTCATCTACCGTATCGCGCCGACCGATACGCCCTTCATGTCCGGCATCGGCAAGGGCAAGGCGACGAACACGCTGCACGAATGGCAGACCCAAGACCTCGCATCGGCTGCCAACAACGCAGCGGTCGAAGGTGACGACGCTGCCGCTGCTGCCGTGACGCCGACCGTTCGCCTGAACAACCGCACGCAGATCAGCACGAAGACGATCATCGTGTCGGGCACGCAACAATCGGGCATGGACCCGGCCGGCCGCAAGAACGAACTCGCGTACCAACTGTCGCTCAAGGGCCTCGAACTCAAGCGCGACATGGAAACGGCGCTGACGCAGAACTCGACGACCGTTACCGGAACCGCTTCGGTTGCGCGTCAGCTGCGTGGCCTCGAAGGATGGGTTGCAACGAACAACGACCTCGGCGCGACCGGCGTGGCTCCGAACTACAACACGAACACGGCTGCTGTCGACGGCACCGCGCGCGCGTTCACCGAAGCGCAGCTGAAGAACGTGATTCAGTTGGCATGGGCGCAGGGTGGCAACCCTAACGTCATCATGCTTGGCGGCACGCAGAAGCAGACGTTCTCGACCTTCACCGGATCGTCGACCCGCTTCGACAAGGGCGAAGACAAGACCGTGACGGCTGCGGTCGACGTCTACATCAGCGACTTCGGCACGATCAAGGCTGTGCCGAACCGCTTCCAGCGCGCGCGTACCGCGTTCGTACTGGAACTCGGCCGCTGGAAAACGGCGTTCCTGCGTCCGATGATGACGAACGAACTCGCCAAGACCGGCGACGCTGAGAGGCGCCAACTGCTCGTCGAGTACACGCTTGAGGCAGGCCAAGAGAAAGCAAGCGCTGCTGTGCGTGACCTTCTCTGATCTGACGTAGTTTCGTAGCAAACAAGGGCGGCCTTCGGGTCGCCCTTTTTCTTTGGGAAAGCCAATGTCCAAGATGCAGATTTTCGCAACCGGCGTGACGATCACGACCGGCGCGGCGTCGGCGAGCGCGTCGATTCCGAACTGCGTGAACGGCACGAAACCGAAATACATCCGCGTGGCTGCCACTGCCGCGGCATACGTGAAGATGGGCGCGACTGCGGTCGCGGGCGACATCCTCATCCAGCCGGGCGATTCAGTCGTCTTGGCCGTCGCAGGAGCGCCGACTATCGCCGCCATTCAAGTGTCGGCGGCCGGTCTGGTTCAAGTCTCGCCGCTTGAGGATAGCTGATGCAAGTCGGCACTCGATTTCACTACATCCCGGAAACGGACACGACGGCCGTCGAGCGCATCCAAGACTGCGAACCCATTCTCGACACGACGACGGCTTTGCGCAATGAGGGCATCGTCGGCTCGAACGAGATGCGGCATGCAGCCACCTTCCCGGCCGTCGTGGTCGAGACGTACTGCAACACGCGCGGCATCACCTTCGCGGAATTCATGCAGAACACGGATCACGTCGCGGCCATGCTGCGCGATCCGGATCTGTCGGGCTTCCGCATCTGGACAGGACGCATCTAAATGCCATTCGCATCCTATGACGACCTTCAGGCGTCGATCGGCCGTTGGCTGAAGCGCAACAACCTGCAAGACTCGGCGGCCGACTTCATCGCGCTCGCTGAAGTGCGCCTGAATCGCCGGCTGAAGGTGCGCCAGATGCGGACCTCGTTCTCTGTCACGCCAACGACGAACTTCGTGACGCTGCCAGGCGATTACAACGAGGCGATCAGGCTGACGTACGGCAATCATCGGCTCGATTTCATCTCAGAAGACACTGCTGATGCGTGCCTTGAGAAATTCGACTGCGCGAACAAGTACTCAATCGTTGGCGACAAGATCTGGCTGCTGACGAAGACGAGCGGCGCAAAGCTGACGGTGCACTACTACCAAGACATCGAGCCGTTGAGCGACACGAACACGTCGAATTGGCTGCTTGAAGACGCGCCGGACATCTATCTGTATGCGTCGCTGGTTGAGGCTGAGGCGTTCATCAAGAACGACGAGCGCGTCGCCGGCTGGAAGGCTGCACTCGACACGGCGATCGCCGATCTTCAACAGAACGACTGTGATAGCCAGCATTCCGGCTCGTCACTGGCGATGAGGAACATCTAAATGGCAAAGCTGATCGGCTATGCGCCTGATTTGGACAGCACGACGCCAGGTGTAGTGCTCGACTGCGCGAACATGGTGCCGTCGATCAAGGGCATGCGTGCGGCGCCTAGCGCGATCAGTGCTGGCATGCCTGCGCTTGAATCGAAGGTGCTCGGCGGTGCGACCATCGTCAAGCTGGACAACACGAAGCGCCTGATTGTCGGGACGCAGACGAAGCTGTTCGAGGAAGTCACGGGCGCATGGGTCGACGTATCCCGTTCGACCCCATACACGACGTCTAGCGCAGGCACATGGCGCTTCGCTCAGTTCGGCAACGTGACGGTTGCGACGAACGGCGCAGACGTGCTGCAACAGAGCATTACGGGCGCGTTTGAGGACATTCCGGGCGCTCCGAAGGCCGCCATCGTTGAAGTGGTGGCGGGCTTCGTGTTCCTGTTCAACACGGTCGATCCGACGTTCGGAACGCGCCCGGATGGCTGGTGGAACTCGGGCCTGTTCGATCAGACTGTGTGGACGCCGAGCCAAGCCACGCAGAGCGCGAATGGTCGGATTATCGACACGCCGGGCGACATCAGGGCAGGGCGCGGGCTCGGTCCTGACATCGTGGTCTACAAAGAGGCGTCCATGTATTACGGGACGTTTCAGGGGCCGCCGATCATTTGGGCGTTCAACCTGATTTCGAACCAGATCGGCGCACCGTGCCAAGAGGCTGTCGTATCGATCGGAACGGCTCATCTGTTCCTCGGTAACGACAACTTCTACATGTTCGATGGCACGCGCCCGACGCCGATCGGTGACTCGGTGAAGAACGCGTTCTTCCGTGACCAGAACCCGTCGCACAAGCAGACCGTCGCTAGCGTGCATGACCGGCTGAACAGCCTTGTTTACTGGTACTACGTCAGCAACAACAGCACGGGCTCGATCGATAGCGCCATCGTCTACAACTACAAGACGGGGCAATGGGGGCGCGCGAATCGCTCCATCGAGGCGGCGGTCGAGTTCATCAACGGACAGATCACGTGGACGTCGCTCGGTGACATTGCAGACGAGTGGCAAGACCTGCCGCAAGTGCCCTGGAACTCGCCGTTCTGGACGTCGGTAGCGACGCAGCCGTCGATCATCGACACGTCACACACGATACAGACGCTGACTGGCGCGGCCGGTCAATCGTCGATCACGACGGGCGACTTTGGAGACGACGAGTCGTACTCGCTGCTTCAGTACGTGCGGCTTCGGTGCGCGCAAGACCCGACATCGGCCACGATGAGCACGCAGGAGCGCACGACGCTTGGCGGGCTGTTCACGCACGGCATCACGACGGTGCTTGAGGATGGCAAGTTTGACGTCGACGCGTCGGCCCGCTATCACCGCGCGCTCATGACGTTCCAAGGCGATTTCGAAATCATCGGCTACACGCCGAAGCTCGTACCGGATGGACTCGCATGAGGCTACAGAAACCGCAGCTTCCGAACGCTGACGCGAAGGATCGGTTCTCGAACGATCTGGTGTTCAAGGTCAAGCAGATCCTGTCGCTGGTTATCGATCAGGTCAACAACCTCACCGAAGGGCAGGTTACAGCCGTCCAGAACGCCAACACGGCGCCGCCGACGACCGGCACGTATCAGCAGGGCGATTTCATCCGCAACAAGGCGCCTGTCGAGGCTGGCACGGCTGGCAGCAAGTACGTCGTGACTGGCTGGATATGTCTCGCGGCCGGCACGCCCGGCACGTGGCTTCCCTGTCGCTCTCTCACTGGCAACTAAATGAAACAACTCGTTCCTGTCTCGCCGGCTGGATTAGCGGCGGTATGGCCGCGCGTGCGTCCCGGACTCGATTCGATGGACAAGGGCGACGGCTGGATTCCAGAGGACCTGTACATGGCGCTGAAGAACAACGCCGCAACGCTGTACATGGTCACGATCGACGGCAAAGAGCACGGCTTTCTCGTGCTGCGCCTGATTAACGACTTCGACGGGCCGCGCCTGCATATCTGGGTGCTGTACTCGCAATCGAAGGTCAATTTGATGGCTGAGTTTAGCGATGAACTCGACGCCATCGGCAAGAGCAACAACGCAATACGTCTGACGTTCAGCTCTACCCGCCTCGGATGGGCCAAGGTCGCTCCCAAAAATGGGTTTTCCGTCCGCGAGACGGTCTATGAAAGGAAGATCAAATCATGAGCGGTGGTAGCGGTGGTGGCGGCAGCCAAACGACGACGACGGCCCTTCCAGGCTATGCGCAACCGGCTGCACAGGAAATCCTGACGCGCGGTACGGACCTGTCGCATCAGACGATGCCGCAGTACGGCGGGCAACTGGTCGCCGGCATGAACGGCAATCAGAACGCTGCGATCAATCAGGTTCAGCAACTTGCGACGCAGGGCAATCCCGCGCTTCAGGGCGCTAACAACTACGTTGCGGGCGCAACTGGCAACGGCGGAAACCCGGCCGCGCAGCAGCAGAACCAGTACATCGGCCAGAACGTGCAGGCGTCGCAGAACCCGTACGCGACGATGGACAATCCGTACCTTGACGATCAGGTCAACAAGGCGCAAACGGATCTGACGAACCAGTACAAGAACGGCACCGCGGCGCAGACCATGGCGCAGTTCCGCAACTCGGGCGCGTTCGGTGGCTCGGCGATGCAGCAGACGCAGGACCAGCAGAACAACCAGCTTGCGGGCGCGCTCACGAACGTGGACACGCAGTTGCGCGGCAACGCGTACGCGAACACGCAGGCGGCGGCCGGTCAGCAGGCAGCGCTCAACACGCAGACCGGGCTCGCGAATCAGGCCAACAACCTGAACTACACGCAGCAGAACAACGCGCTGAACAGCCAGAACTACAACGACGCGCAAGGGCGCGCGCTGTCGGCGGCAAGTCTCGCGCCGGGGCTGAATCAGGCGAACTACTACGGCGCCGGCCAGTTGATGAACGCGGGTACGCAGCAGCAGACGCAGGATCAGAACCAACTGAACGCCAATTACCAGCAATGGTACAACGGCGCGTATTCGCCGTATCAGCAGCTCGGCGTGCTTCAGTCTGCTCTATCCGGCGCGCTCGGTAACGGCGCACAGGGTGTGTCGACGTCGACGCAGAGCGGCGGCAACAACACGGCCGCACTGATCGGCGGTGGCGCAGCGCTCGGCGGCGGTCTGCTGAAAGCATTCGGGAGCTAAGCATGTCAGGCGCACTCGGTAACACCCTAGACCCCTCGAACCACGATTCGCCGATCGGCGCCATTGGCGGGCAGATCCAGAAGTACACGGACCCGATTGCATGGATTCCGGGGCTTGGCGACAAGTGGGTAGACCTGACCAGCCACAAGATCCCGAAGATGCTGAACACGGCAATCTCGCCGGTGACGCAGGCGGTCGGACAGGTCGACAAGACGATCAACCCGCTGCGCAAGATTGGCTTCGTCGACAACATCATGAACACGGTTGAGGCGAAGCCGGCCGATGCGATCGGGCTGGCGATCGGATCGTACTTCGCGGCTCCGGCGATCGCCGCTGCGGCGGGCGGTGGCGGTGCGGGCGCAGGCGGTGCAGGAGCGGCCGGCGCGGGCATCGGAGAGAGCGCAGGAACGGCTGCCGGGCTCGGTGCGGCTGAAGGTGCCGGAACGGCTGGCGCAACTGGCGCAACTGGCTTTCTCGGCGGTCCTGCGGCCCTTGGTGACGCTGGCTTGACCGGCACTGTGTCTGCGTCAGGCTCGGGACTCGGCGCGGCATCTGCTGGCGAAATGGGCGGTGCGCTTGGATCTGCTCCGACTGGCTTGTTTAGCGGTCTGCTTCCGGGTGGCGGCATGACTGGCACGGCAAGCGGTGCGCTCGGTGGCGGTCTGTCTGGTGCAACTGCCGGCGGCTCGTCGCTCGGCGGCGCATCGATGGGCGGCTTCTTCAATAGCCCGATGGCCGGAAAGCTGACGAGCTACCTTGAGAATCAGGCGATTTCGCAGGGTACGCAGGCGGCGCAGGGCCAACAACAGCCCGCCCGGTATCAGCCGCAGAACTTCGCGCACTCATCGTTTCGCGCGCCGAACACGGCAAGCTACATGCCGACATCGGCGATTACGACGCCCTACACGCTTGGCGGGGGAGGCGTGCAGTCGCTTCTCCAACAAATGATGCTTCAGCGTCAAAATCCGCTCGGGTAAAAATATGGGACTTCTCGACAGCTTCACGAATTACGCGCAGTCGCCGCAATCCCAACCGGTAGCGGATGGGCTGCTCGCGGCCGGCCTCGGCATCCTGGCGAACAACCGAGGTCTGACGTCGGGCTCTCAGGCGATTGGCTTGGGCGGCCTGCAAGGGCTCTCGCAATACCAGCAGTCCAAGCAATACGGCATGCAACAGCAGTTGCAGAACGCGCAATTGCAGCAACTCGGCTTCGGGCTGAAGCAGAAGCAGATGCTTTTCGATCTGGCGAAAAACTACCTCGGCGATCAGCCCGGCGCTACGGCCACGGCTGGCGCCCCTGCGACGCCTAACCCGGCTGCTGACGTTGGCGGCGCTCCGGCGGGCGGTGGCGCATCTGGCGCCCATGCAGCGCCGATGCCTGTCTCGTTTGCTCCGGGTGGTGCTGCTGGCGGCCCCTCTGGCGCTGCGCCTGCTCCGATGCAGGCGGCGCCGCAAGGTGGCGGTGCGGCTGGCGGCATCTTCGGCAACATGCCGCGCGGGCTCGTCGCATATGGATTGTTGAACGATCCGGGCAAGCTGTTCGAGAACGCGGCCGCGCAGTACGCGCCGACCGACATTCAGAAGCAACTTGTTGCGGCCGGCTATCAGCCTGGCTCGCCTGAATACAAGGCGGCTCTCGACGCGACGATCAAGAAGGCCGGTCATATCGCGCCGGTTGCGCTGCGTCCCGGTGGCTTTTCGCAGGATGCAGACGGTGCGATTACCGCACTCCCGAGCGCTGCGCCGGAAGGGTACGAGAACGTATCGGACGGCAAGGGGGGCTGGCGTGTGCAGCAGGTTCCTGGCGGCCCGGAAGCGGTCGCGGGATACAACCGCGCGAAGGCAAGCGGCAGCGCAGGCTACCAGTTGACGGAAGTCTACGACCCGAACGCGAACGGCGGCAGGGGCGGTATGGTGCGGCAGACGGTCGCCAACGTCGCGGATGCGGCAGGCGGCAATGCGCCTGCTCCGCTGCGCAATAACAACCCCGGCGCGCTGATGCCGGGCGGAAAGCTTGCGCAGTATCCCGATGTGCAGACCGGGCTCGCCGCGCTCGACAAGAACCTGCAAAGCTACGGCAATCAGGGCATCAACACGATTTCCGGCGTTATCAGCAAGTGGGCGCCGCCGAACGAGAACGACACGCAAGGGTACATTAAGGACGTCTCTCAACGGCTCGGCATCCCGCCGAACCAGAAGATTGACCTGTCGAATCCGCTGCACCGTCAGGCGCTCTCGACGGCGATCACGTTGCACGAGAACGGCCCGAGTGGTGTGTTCGGAAGCCAGCAACAGGCGCCGGCTCGCCAGTCTGGTGCATTCGCCGCGGCGCCGCCGGCTGGTTTCGTGAAGGGTGCAGAAGCTGCCGCGACCAACCAGCAAGACGAGTTGTCGAAGAAATGGACGAACCTGAGCGACCAAAACACGCAGGCTCAGACGACGAACTCGTATCTGCAAAGCATCAAGGGGCTCGCGTCGAAGGCTGCAACCGGCCAACAGGCGGATCGCATCAACTACGTCAACGGCCTGCTGTCGCTCGCAGGCAGCGAGAAGGCGACGGACGCGGTAACGGCGAACAACCTGCTCGACAAGTACTCGAACCAGATCGTTGCTCGTCTCGGTCAGGGTGGCCTCGGTACGGACGCTGCGCGCTCTATCCTGCAATCGGCCTATCCGAACGCTCACATGACGCCGCAGGCGATCCATGAAGCCGCGGATAACCTGATTGGTGCCAACCAGATGACGCAGGCGAAGACGCGGCTTCTGGCGCCGCTGGCGAACGCTCGTAATCCGACCGAGTACAACAACGCCGAAATGAAGTTCGATCAGAACGCCGATCCGCGGATTTTCCAGTACGCAGGCATTGCGGATCCGGCCGCGCGTCAGGCATTCGCCAAGAAGCTGATGCAGCAAGATCCGAAGATCGTCGACAAGATCAAGGCACTCCAAGCGATGGGAGCATTTTAAATGGCAAGTCTCGCGGATCAGTTTTTGGCTGACGCGGGCGGGCAGGGGGCGCAGGCTCCCTCGCTCGCCGATCAGTTCCTCGCCGACGCGTCCGCGAAACCGGCCGCGGCTCCTGCTGCACTGGCCAAGGCTCCGTCGATGCTCGATCAACTCGGGCATCAGCTTGGCCTGACGGCGCGCGCTGGCGTGACTGGCGTTACCGCGCTTCCGGCGATGGTTGGCGACGCGCTGAACGCTGGCATTAATGGCGTGTTCGGCACGCACTTGGCGCCTGTGTCGACGTCCACGCAAGACCTGATGAACCGCGCAGGCGTTGCGCAGCCGCAGAACGCAACAGAGCGCGTTGTGCAGGACGCAACGAGCGCAATGGCAGGCGTGGCGCCGTCTGTCGGGCTTGGCAAGATGATTGCGGCGGGCGCCTCGCCGATGGCGCAGGCTGTCGGCAGCGCGATGCAGGTCGCGCCCGGCATGCAGATCCTTGGCTCTGCGGGCGCTGGCGCGGGATCTGGCACGTCGCGCGAACTCGGGCTCAACCCGGCATGGCAGGTCGCTGGCGGCCTTCTTGGCGGCACCGCTGGCGTTCTAGGCGGCTCTCTCGGGACTGCTGGCGCTCGCGCGCTTGCGTCTCGCGTGATGCCGGCGCCTGCTGTGACGCCACGCGCGGCGGCAACGCTGGCGGATTCTGGCGTCGATCAGGCGATCAAGGAACTAGGTCCGCAGGCTCGGCAGTCGTTCGCCGCTGATGCCCCGCTAGTCGGCCCGGCAGACCCGGCCAACCCGGCCGGCCTGCTTTCGCCGCTCAAGCAGCAAGTAGCGGGCGCCATCCAGCAGAATCCGGGCGCCAGTCCTGCCGCGGTCATGCGCTCGCAGGATTTCCGGGATCTCGGGATTCAGCCGACGCTCGGGCAGATCACGCGCGATCCGACGCAGTTCTCGCAGGAGTTGAACATGCGCGGCAATCCGCGCGTGGGTGACGCGCTGTCGAACCGCTTCAATCAGCAGAACACGCAGCTTCAGCAGGCGTTGTACGGGCTCGCTGGAAACTCGTCCGAACCGTATCAGGCGGGTTCATTCCTGACTGGCAAGCTTGGCGACATCGACAATAGCATCGCGAACGATGTGCGGCAGGCGTACACGGCGGCTAGGGAGTCGAGCGGGAAGAATCTTGAGGTTCCGCTTAACGGGCTCGCACAGGACTATGCGCAGGTTCTGAACGACTTCGGCGACAAGGTGCCGGGTGGCGTCCGCAACAACTTCGATCAGCTCGGGCTGATGGGTGGGACACAGCGCAAGACGTTCTCAATCGAGAACGCCGAAAACCTGCTCAAAGTCATCAACTCGAACCAGAGCAACGACCCGGCAACGAATACGGCGCTCGGCCAGCTTCGCAACAGCGTGAAAAGTGCCATCTTGGCGGCCGACGACCAGGGCGGTGTCTACGCTCCTGCGCGCAAGCTTGCTGCGGCACGTTTCGCGCTGCACGATCAGGTCCCGGCGCTTGAGGCGGCGGCTTCTGGCTCCGTCTCTCCTGACGACTTCGTGCGCAAGTACATCGTCGGTGGCAAGACGGATAACGTCGTCGCGCTGGCGAACTTGCTGAAGGAGCACGCGCCGGACGCGTTCAACGAGGCGCGCAACCAGCTCGGCACGCAGTTGGCGCTGAAGGGGTTCGGGTCGAACGTGGCGGGCGATGCGCCGTTCAAGCCTGCTGGATTTGCCGACGCTATGCGCTCGATCGGACAGACGAAGCTAGGCGCGTTCTATACGCCGGACGAGGTAGCGCAGCTTAACGCGATCGGGCGGGTGGGTTCGTACATGAACTCATATCCATCGGCCCATACCGTCAACACGTCAGGGACGGGTGCCGCGCTCGCGCAGATGCTCGACGCAGGCGTCAAGAGAATCCCGGTCGTGGGTGGGTTGCTGGAAAACGCGCAGAACCGCATGTTCGTGAGCAAGGCGCTTTCCGGCTTGCTGTCAGACGCGACGCCGGCTGTCCAGCCCAAGCCCGCCGGTCTTCTTAACCCATTGCCGGTGCTGCCAGCGACGAAGACCCGCAACTAGGCGCGACATGCCGTAGTAGAGGCAGACGCAACCAATGGGCGCTAGTGCGGTGACGTAAAGCTGCATGGTGAACCCCCTAGTGTTTCAAGAATTATAGCCGCCCACAGAGGCGGCTTTTTCATTTCCTCGGGGAAATAAATGCAAAACGAAGCATCCGCAGCAATAGCCGCAGTCGCAAAGACGACTCCCTCATGGATCGTTACCGCGCTCGCATGGGGTGACGCGAACTTTCCGCGAATCCTGCTCGTTTTGTCAATTGCGTACACCGCAGTTCAGCTCTATTCGGCCCTAAAGAGGCTGAAGAAAGGGAAAGCATGAATGACGAAAACCTGCGCAAGCTGATTGCCGAGCTGCGCCGCGACGAGGGGGTCGAGTATTCGCCGTACAACGACACGATGGGGATTCACACTGTCGGCGTCGGCCACAACCTGCGCGCGAAACCGCTGCCGGATGGGTGGAAGTATCCCCTCAACGACGTTCAAGTCGACTCACTGCTCGACGACGACCTTGAGGATGTATTTCACGACCTCGGCCGCAACCTGCCGTGGTGGACTGATCTGAACGACGTCCGGCAACGCGTCTTGGCAAACATGGCGTTCAACCTTGGGATCGGCAAGCTGCTCGGGTTCCGAAACACGCTCATCGCCATGCGGCAGGGCAAGTACGACGCAGCGGCCGATGGGATGCTCAACTCGGTATGGGCCGCGCAGGTCAAGGGCAGGGCAACGCGCCTCGCCGACATGATGCGCAAAGGGGCTTGATATGGACTGGAAGGCGATTCTCGGCGGTGTCGCGCCCACGTTGGCGACTGCGCT